ATTTGCTAAAAGAACATTTGTTAAAGTTGTAGTAAGTAAATACCCAGTTGAATTTCCGTAAATTGAGTTTACTGATACTATATTTGGATTAGCCATATTTTATATCTCCTTGTTGATTATTATCCGAAAACTAGAGTTAATGCAATAGATTTTCCAGCTGTAATTCCAGCATTACCAAAGCTTAAAGTACCAGAACCGTTGGTAATTATAGCTTGTCCATTTGTACCATCCGCTGATGGTAAACTTAAAGTATAGCTTGCTGGAACTGTTCCAGGAGCTCTTAAACCTACATATTCTCCACCTGATGTGTCTTGAAATCTAATAGCAGCTTGAGATAAAATATTAGCTGTGCTTGACATTACAAGATTTGTAACTGTTGCATTTGTAGCTATTAAATTTACAGCGGTAGCTGATCCAGATACAGTTAAGTTAGAAGCAAATACTGTTGAACCTGTAATATTTCCAGAAGCAGTTACGTTAGCTGCAAATACAGTTGAACCTGTAATATTACCAGATACAGTTACGTTAGTTCCAACAAAATTAGCAGCTGTAGCTGTTCCAGATACAGTTACGTTAGTAGCAAATACAGTTGAACCTGTAATGTTTCCAGATACAGAAACTGTTGTTCCAACATGATTAGCAGCATAAACTGTTCCTGAAGCAGAAACATTTATTGCTGATACAGTTGTACCATCAAATGTAAAACTAGTAGATCCAGCAAAAGCTCCGGATAAATTATATTGAACGTTAGTAGAAGTTCCACCTGGATTATTAACTTGATCCGTTGGTAAAGCTGATATTACAGAAGTTACACTTGGGTTTACAATAACAATACCTTTAGATCCTGTTGCAATAGAAACAGTTGTAGAACCTCCAGAAGAAATTATTGTTGTAGCTCCAGAATTATTTACAATGTAATAATCTTTTTCAATATTAGGAACTGTAATTGTAACTGTTGTTGCAGATAATGAACCAGATAAAATAATTGTTTTATTTCGTCCTGCTTCGTCTGTAAATGTTGTTGAAGATGAATTTGTTGTAAAAGCTAAAGTAGTATTTCCTGTTAATGTAATTAAAAATACACCAGAGATAGCATTATCTATTTCTTGTAAATTGACGTTTGTGATTGTACCCCATGTACCGGAGTTTTCACCAGTTGCCTGAAGATTTAAACCTAAATTACTAAACGTACTTGCCATATTAAACTCTCCTTATCATTTTTCTAAGGTTTTGTCATCATGGTAAATTAACCCATGTTTGACTTCCTGATGCATTTATAGTGCTCCAAGTTTGTGTCGTAGTAGCATTTATAGTGCTCCATACTTGAGAAGTTGAAGCATTTATAGTGCTCCAAGCTTGTCCAGTGGTTGGATTTATTGCAGACCAAGATTGACCTGTTGTAGGGTCTATTATTACCCAGCCATATACAATAGGGCTTCCTGTTCCTATTGTCAATAAACTTCCGATAGGTTGGATAATCTGTTGAGTACGTATTGTTACATCTCCAACCCCTACATTTACTTGATTTCCTATTACATAATAAGTTGATCTTATTGTAGGAGTACCTGTTCCAATTATTACAGTGGATCCTGTTGGAATTATACCAACTCCTAAATTAATAATAGGATCATTTGTAGAAATAGTTACTTGATTGCCACTTACATCAACATAATTTTTAGCAATTACAGTTGCAGTACCTGCTGATAAACTTACACTAGATCCAACAGCATCTACAATTGTAGGAAGAGCAATAGTAACTTGACCTGTTGCAATTTGAATTGAAGAACCAGTAATTGGAAATTTAGCATCTAATTTAAAGTTTAATGTTCCAGTTCCAAGTGTTAATTCTTGACCAACAACAGATTCAGTAAATGAATTTGCTTTTATACTTGGATTTTGAACTAATAATTCTAATAAATTTGTAGAAGTATTTACATTTGCTGTTGCAATTACAACTGCATCATTAACTACAAATGTTAATTGATTACCAGTTGTTGTTACGTACGCGTGACCTGTAAATTGTAATTGACCTGTTTGTATTCCAAGTTCAACAGAAGATAAAATTACATTAGCAGAAGCTGTAATTTGTACAGTTCCAACCTGAGTAGTTAATTGTAAATTTGGATCTGGAACTAATGTTCCATAATAACCTGAACCCCAAGTAGATCTTCCCCAACCATCTTCACCACCAACATAGACAGTTACATCTTGGCCAATTCCTCCCCAATTATATGCACCCCAAGTTGATTGACCCCAGTAAGTATTTGTAGCCATAGTATTATGGCAAAATTACTACGAAATTCTTAAAACTGCGCTCGTAGAATTAGCTGCTGGGAATTGAATAGTAAAGTCGCCGTTTGTTGAAGTTTTGCTTCCACCAAAATCTAAAACAACAACTGCGGCTTTAGATTGTGTAGTATTATAAATTAAACAGCATGATGCTGTAATTGTTGCTGTTGAAAAAGTTGCATCCGCAAAATCTATGAATGAAACGTTTTGTGCAACAGTTGATCCTAAATTTGTTAAAGTTGTTCCACCAGCTGTATAACCAGTTCCAGTAGCTTCATTTGTTGTAATGTAATTTGTAGTTCCAGTAGAGAATCCTGAAACAGTTGTATAAAGAGATAAATAAAAAGTATTTCCTGCAGTTGAAGAAAAATTATGTGTTCCTAAAAACAATTGATTTTTAAAACTATCCGGTACTATATTTGCCATGTTAACTCCTTATTAACCTTGTTGTTGTCCTTGAGGAAGAATACGAACTTCACCATCAAGGTATTCGTCTCTTCTTCTTCTACCAATTTGTTCAACACCAAAGGATTGTTTAGCCTGCTGATATGATTGTTCAAATTGAGCTATCATATTATCAGGCCCTTTGATATATTTATATGTTTCTACCAGAGATCCATATAAAAGTAAATCTTGAGCATATACAGATACATAACTAGTACTTGTAGTGCTAGATGTAATAGTAGCAGGTTGTTTATAATATGCAATATTTATTATATAAGAAGCATTTGGCGTTGGAGCTACAAACCAAGTAGTCTCATTCCAAGTAGCATAATATTTAGGTTCTGCGAAATAAGTACTAGAATTAGGGGTTGGACTATATTCAGCTAAATAAGAGCTATCTTTTTCTAATAGATTAGAAACAGCTCCACCTGAATCAATCATTTCTACATATCTAATATTTCTAAGTCCTGATGGTACAGAAATAGTAGAAGTGCCTAAAATAGTTACAGCTGAAGCATATAACTTATAAGCATCAATATTAATTTCTCTGTAAATTCTATTTTCAGTATTTTGAACAATAACAGCAACAGTTGAATCTGATAACATGTTATCAGATAACTCTGAATAGTTTCTAATTTGATCTCTTAGTTCTCCGTAATTCATATTATATAGTCTGTGCTGTTACAGACCCTCCTCCAATAACACCATTAATTATAGCAGTTCCTGATGATGCATTAAAGCTATAATTATTAGCATTGATAACTGTAATACTATAACCTGTTGTAGTTGCAAGTGCTGCAGTAGTAAATCCAGAACTAGAATTAAAATTATTTAAAGCATTAACATTAGAAAACACAACTGTATTTCCTGTAGCTCTTCTATGATTTGGTTGATTAACTCTAATTGTAGAACTTCCAATAGAAATTACAAAAGGATTTTCTGGTAAAGCAACAGCAGCTGGTCCTATTGTAATATTTGTGCCACCAAAGAATCCAGTAGCATTTGCTGTAGTTGATAAATTAAAACTATAATCATTTGTATTAACAGATGTAATTGTAAATCCTTTTGTAGTAGTTAATGCAGTTGCACTAAAACCATTTGCTCCTAATACATTTGTAAATATAACTGTGCTTCCTAATTTAGTACCATGTCCCGGGTCGCTAACAACGAGAGTCGAGCTGCCTGTGACAGAATATAAAGGGTTATTTCCTAATGCTACAATAACTGCTGGTTCAACTCTATCAGGTCTAGCATTTTGTAAACCTTGAGGATCGTTACCTGGAACTTTAGGTTCTAATTGAGGATGTTTAGGTTCATATTCAGATACATGTACAAAAGATCCATTCCATTCTGTAACCATGTCAATGTATTTAAATCTTTGTCCTGATCTATCAGATACTGCCCAGGATTTCTTTCCTGATGAATAGGTTGTCATTATAGTCCATCTCCAAAATAAGTTTTAGGGGAAATGAATAAAGAAGTTCTTTGACCATCTTCTAATAAAGCTCTTTGTAAATCATCTTCATAGAACATTCTTAATTGTTCTGTTCTCTGAGGTGCATGTTTAATACTTAAATAATAAGCCATACCAGAAGTTAAAGCTGGTAAAAATCTAAATACAACGTCTGGTGTATTTGTATAAGCACCCGCATCTTCTAATCTAGCTAAATAATAAAATCTAAATTGATAATCACTTGGATTAGCTGAATTTGAATAATTTGATCCTGCAGTTAAATATAAAAATATACTTGGACTGTATGTTCTTTGAACATAGTATTGAGAAGGTGTTCCTTGAGATAATTTATTAGGTAAAGCCGCATATGCAGATCTATCTATTTTAGTAAGTGAAATATCTACAGGAGAAGCAGGTACTGTGTTATTTCTAACATAAGCTTCTAATACATCATTTATATCTTGAGGATAATTAGTAGTATCAGCTGTGTAATTATATTCTGCTTGTCCTAAAACTAATGGAACAGTTGCTAGTTTTACTTTCCACAAATGTACACCTCTATTATCTAATTCTGATAATAATAAATTTAATGATCTTCTTGCTGATCTTAAATGATATCCACTTCTACTTCCGTCAATACCTATACGTTCATAAGCTTCTTGAAAAAGCTCATCTATATCCAGATTAAATGAAGTAGTTCCGGATGTAGTCATTGTTATATTACTTATCTATAAATAATATCGCACTTAACGCTGAAGAGTTTCCAGTTATACCAACACCATCTACGCAACCCACAGCATTGTTAGAACCATATAAAACACCATCTTCTGGTATGTATACAGATTGTGTTCCACCAGCCCCTACTTGAACGATGAAATATACTTGTGTATTAGTTGAAGAACTAACAGTTGTAGCATTTGCTAAACCATTAATAATCATACTTCCAGAACTTCCAGTTGATTGGATAACTAATCCTCTTAAACGTGTT